TTAAATTCGCCTTGTTGCATAAATGCATGCATGTGGACATAGGTTTATTATGTTAGACAAAATTGAAATGCGTATACCTGTCGACTCCTCACTTGTAGAAATACGAGAGGATGGCAAGTACTGCATTTTCGGTTTTGATCTTCTCGATTTATCAATCCGCTTTGATGCTATGGAAGTTTATAAAGATGATGAAGGTGAGAAACATCATCAAGTTTTAAGACATCCTTATTCACGCCTTCCTACTTCCTACACAAAGATGGCATTCAAATTTGTACATGAAGGTACAAATTATCCATATGTTGAACTTAAGTGCAGTCCCGCTAAAATTCTGCAAGGTCACAATGTGTTTGGCACTGACTTGATAAAAGAAGGTGCTTTTGAAATGCTTGGCTGGTTGCTTGAAACACATCCTGATTTGTATTCAATGCTCCATATTGAATCTACAGAGATCATGGTTTTAGACGTCACTTATTCAGCACGTTTAAAGGACGATGAGACTGTTGCTAAAGTGCTCTCATTTATGCGTAATTTTTCTGGACAGTACACACGTAAATCAAAGCATTCTGTAATTCATAAGAATACTGTTTACTTCGGTTCAGAACGTGCTAAGTGGCTACAGCGTAAACTTTACGGTAAATACATTGAGTTTATGGAGCAGCTTGAAGACCAACGCAAGCTTGCTAAGAAGAATGATAAAGCAGCCGAACGAGTTGTAGCTGTCATGGAAGATCCAAGACTACAACAATGGGCGCAAGGCTTACTCCGTATTGAAACTGGTATGAAAAAAGCATGGCTACAGAAGCTATCTATACCAACTAATCTATTTCAATTAATTAAATTTCAAGAACTTAATCCAAATTTTTTACAGCAGCTATGGCTGAAAGCCAATGACGATATGTTTAAAGCCCTAGAGGGTCAAACTATGAAACTAACTGATCACGAATCTGTTTATTCTGCATTACTCGCTAAATTCACCACCATCACACCATCAGGCCGTAAATCCATAACCAAAGCTAGAAACTTATTCAATTTCTATTGCGGTTTAGAAATGCACGGCTGTGAAGCTATGAAGAAGCGTTACTGTGAACGTCAATATTATCAACACTTTGGCGATCTAGTTAAATCTGGTTTGTTCTCAAGAATTTTTTTACAGAATCTTCATTCTGACTCACAAACAAACGTAATCCCGTTCATCAAGCTTGTAGAAATCAAATTTGAAGAACAAGTACCTGACTGGTTTGTCGAACCAGTCTCAACATTCCGTTTTAAAAATATCGCTTAGGAGCGTAAACCATGAACACTAAACAAGTTTTTTTAGTAACTGGAATTGAACCAAGTAAAGGTGAAATGACCGACCAAAAAACTGGAAAGCCATTTACTTGGGATTCAACAAATTTCCATATTCAAGTACCAACTAAGCACGGTCACGGCTTTAAAGGTGCTACTCAGAAAATGTCTGGATCAATCAATTACGAGCGCTTCAAGAATATTCAGACACCTTGTGAAATGGAGTTTGAGTTCTCGATTGAGGTGAATGGCCAATTCCTTAAATCAACCTTGACCAATGTAGTTCAATTAAAAAACCATGAATTATCAAAGACTTAATATTCATCGTTTCGTATAATGTATAATATGTCAATAAAATCAATAACTTATGAGAATAACAGCATGACAGACAATATTTATAAATGCAAGAAGTGCGGTGCTTTATTCTCTAAACATACTGAATTCTTTAGACATTTTTATAAATGTAACCATAAAAGTGAGTATTGACCATGTTTGGAATTAGCGAAAAAGAATATGACAGACAAAAGCACGCTGAGCGACTGAACCGAATTACGTCTAAGTCACTCGTCTACCAAGAACTACTTTCCAGATCAGTTCCCAATGATCTTGTATTTATTGGTGAGAGAGCAATTCGTAAATCCTTTATACATTCCATTGCTCGCTATACCAATGAATCAGCCAAAGGAACAACAATCACTTATTTTGATTTTGAACTAAATGGCTACTCTGATCGCATGACAACTTACTTATCTATTTCAGATAAGACAATGTCCTTTTCAGAAATACAAAAGCTTTTGTCTTAGGAATTTAAGAAATGTCATACGTCTGTACACAACTTCAAGACAACGTATGCCAGCAATGGGCTGAGCAATCAGTCTTGTTACCGCCACTAAGCTACACTGAAGCTACTGCCATCGGTTTAGCTTTTTGGCTATGTCTTGCAACCGTCTGGGGCATCAAAGTCATACGGGTGCAAATCTTTGAAAAAAACTAAGGAGATCCACTATGGATATCAAAACTTTAAAAACACGTTTTAAACAAGCTGCTCTTGTAGGTTCAACAGTAGCTGCTACTGGCCTTGCCAATGCTGCTGTAGATACAACTGCAGTTACTGGAGAGCTTTCAGGTGCAGCAACTGCCGGAGCAACCGTAGCTGCTGCTGCAATTTTGATTCCGCTTGGTATCAAAGTATTCAAATACATTCGTTCTGCGTTCTAAGTTCGAATGACAAAAACGGGGTTGCTTATCGAAAGGTTTGCAATCCCTTTCTTTTTAGAGGTGTGAAATGGAAGATATAGGGGCATATATATGGCTATTAATGATGATCTACATCGGTATAAAGATGTTCTAAAAAAACAGATATCACATGCATTTCGCATCTATCTTTCAATAGCGATTTTACTATCACCTTTCTACTTAATGACACAAGCTAATGCACTCATTACAGTAAGGGATTGGAGCATTACAAATGTTGAAAAGCAGGGTGAAACAGCCATGGCCACTGCTGAAAAAAAAATTATTTTAAATGGCAAAAACTATATAAAAACTGGTAAAGCCAAAATAACTCCTACACCTTCTCAAGTCGCTAGAATTTTTGGTAGAACAGCAGGCGCACTTGCTTTAACATTAGCAATCGAGCAGATGCTCGGAGCCGTTGATTTTGCACTAGATTCTGCTAATAATCAGATCACTTATACAAAGAAACAGCCTCCTAATGTTCCTAGCTTACAAAATGCTTGGTGTTATACAACAAATAAAACTTACTGTTTTTCTTCTCCTTCCTCTGCTAAAGCTTATTTTAAATCTCTTTACCCACAGTTCCCCGCTGATTATATCTGGACTCAGCAAAATCAAAATGCTTATTATTTAGTGTTAAGAGAAAAATCAGATTCAGAATCTGGTGGTGTTTCTGTTTCATTTGTTTATATCAATAATCCGTATTATGATCCGACTGCAACTACTGATACAGAGCCAAAAACAATATCTCTAACAAACGTTGCGCAACGTGTCATAGACAATGCTAAAACCGGTGAACCTAAATCTCAAGCAGCAATATCTGAAGCAGTAGATCAAATCCTAGCAGATGCTGAAGCAGATCCTAAAGCATCAGCAGCATTAGCACGTGAATTTGACGAATCATCAGAAACAAAACCTGCTGATGAACCTTTAGATGTAAAAATCAAAGGAAAAACTACAAATCCAGATGGCACAAAAACAGAATCAGAATTTGATATTCCTGTAGCCTGCGATTGGATGCCACTCGTTTGCCAAGCTGCATCAGTTGTTATAACAAAACCCGGAGAATGGGCAGAAAATATCAAAGCTGCATATGACGATGCAGTCGACTATTTCAAAGAAGAACCAAGCGATTCAGATTCAGAAGAATTAGAAATAGAACAGCCAGAATTTGAAGCTGAGCAAGTGAATTTACAAGGTTCAACAGACTGCCCACAAGACTCTGTTTCATTTTCACTGATGGGCAAATCCTACACATTAGACATGCCATATCAACCAGTCTGCAATGCGCTCGATTTCTTCCGACCTGCTGTTCTCGCAGTTGGGGCAATTACATCTGCTTATATCATTGCAGGCATAAGAACAAAAGAGGATGAAACATGAGTTTAAGCAGCATATTAACCAAAATATCAGATGTAGTTTTGAGTGATGCGGGTCAAAAAGTGATTGGCGGTCTCGGTATCTCAGTATTCACATACGCAACATCACAAGCAATCTTCAACCAAGCCATGTCAACCGTATATCAATACTGGGGTCAACTTGGCAACGTCATGTACTTATTCGGTATAAGCGGTGCAGATCAGGCCCTTAGCATGGTTTTATCAGCGATTGCCGTGCGTGTAGCAATGAACAGCGCAAAACTAGGATTTAAAAAAGCCTAGCGCGGTGAGGTGCGAGGGCTCGCAGTCACCGAACAAGCGCTAGGCAAGGACAAAAACAATGATTAATTTAGTAGTGGGTTCTCCAGGACACGGCAAAACGCAATTTATGATCTCAAAAATACTTGAGATGATTAAAGATAATGAAAAATTGGAATCAGAAGCTAAACAACCACGTGAGATATACTGTGACATCAAGGAGCTACTGATTCCTGAAGTTGAACCCGCGCCTGATGACTGGAGACAAACGCCCGAAGGCTCAATCATCATCTATGACGAAGTTCAATATCGAAAAGAATATGAGTACAAGGGTAATCAATATTCACAAGATCAGATGATTAAAGATTTAACGATCCATCGTCATACAAATAAAGATTTATGGCTGATTACACAAGACCCTCAGCGTATTGAGAAAGGCATTCACAAGCTCATTGATCGCATGTATTACATTAAGCGACCTGCATCAAAGCCAAAATACACCAATGTCTTTGAATTTGATAAATGGCTTTCAAACCCTGAAGCTGCTGCAAACCGCAATGCCAAACATAAAAAGTATCTGGATTTCTATCGTTTTCACTTTGATGACAAATACCAAAGCCTATACAAGTCAGCTACTGATCACTCCAGTATCAAGTTCAAATTACCAAAACAGCTATTTGTATTTTTAGGCATTATCGTTGCCATACTTGCATTCGTAGTTATCGGCTTAATGAATACCAGTACATTTAATACAAAAAGATTTGAAGATAAGGACAACCAAAAGGAAGTTAAAAAAGAAACTTCCACAACAGGTACAACAAACGTCCAAGCTTCTGATCCAAACGTTAAAGCTGATCTTAACGTCGAATGTCGTAAGGGCATCAATGTAGAAAAACCTGAATGCGTCAAATGGTTTGATGAGCTATCAAAAAATAATGGCTCAATTACTGGACAAAACTCACAAACAACTATGGTTTCATACAATCCAAACAAGCCCTTTGAAACTAACCAAATACAAGATTCAATTCAGTATCAAGTTACAGCAAAGCCTGTTTTATCAGGCTGTATGAAAACAAACAAAGGCTATCAAGCATACACGCAACAAGGCACGAAGTTAGACGTATCACAAGATGACTGTAAGAAAATCATCTCTGGCGATCGACCATTCAATTACTTTCAGGAACAACAAAATGCACTATCTACTCAAAACAATCTTTCGACAAATAATACGCAAGCTAGTCAACAAAATACTACGCAAACTGTTTCCAAGATGACACCTGAACAATACGCTAAATACTTGCAATATCTAGAAAATAACAATCAAGCTCAGAATTATGTACAAGATAATCTCAAACACAATCCCATCAATGGAGCACATGCACTATGATTCATACATTTAATGTTTCATTGCTCTATTTCATCTTTGATTTACAAACATTTTGGTTGTTTATAATCACTTTTTTTACCCTCTGGCTTATTCCAATTTTCTGTTTCTATAAAGCATTTCAAGTCTTTTTCATTGATTACTAAAACCGACTATTTGATTATCCGGGGCATTTCAAAACGAAGCATTCAGGGGAATTGGATCACATTTAAACAATATTAAAATTTCTGTTTTCATTTGAGTGATCCAAGGCGTAGTCTATGCGTAGTGAACATTGGCATTTTATTCATTTAGATCGTGAAAATTGCTCTAAGTTATTGATAATTTATTTCAACATACTTAAGGATTGGCAAAATATGACAAATTTTGAAAATAATATTTTTGAATACATTGCTCTTTTATTGCTTTCTTTTCTATTTTTGAAGTTTTATTTATAGTTTGAGATTTCGCATAATGTGTGCGTGATTATGTTACATAGCTGATTTGCAATAATATCTATATGCAAATCGGCGTTATTTAACATCAATCTGCATTATGCGAAACGAAATAAAACCGACTCTTATAAGTCGGTTTTTTTTGGCGGGCAAGGGGAGAAGTCCACATCTCTGGTGGTGGACTTTACTGCGGAAAAACGCAGTTATCTAGGTATTATTGCTTTTCCGCTTGCACCTACTTCTATCAATTCAAGTCCTTCTTCAATCAATATATGTACCAATTCACTATCTCTGAGAGGTTGTTGTCCTCTAAGAATTAAAACTTTATTTAATTCAACCGCTTTCTTACGAAGTAGCTCTTGTTCATGCTCATTTAATCTAACACTTTGAACCATCTCTAATATATCCACTGTGTACTTGCGGAAAATGATACATGCATTTTTGCATGCATGTATTGTGCATGCTTGCATCTTTGTGTTAAATTCGCCTTGTTGCATAAATGCATGCATGTGGACATAGGTTTATTATGTTAGACAAAATTGAAATGCGTATACCTGTCGACTCCTCACTTGTAGAAATACGAGAGGATGGCAAGTACTGCATT